CGGAGCCGATCACGAAACCGGGCGACCTGTGGCTGCTCGGCGAGCATCGCCTGCTCTGCGGGGATAGCACGAAGGCGGAGGATGTGGCGAGGCTGATGGCGGGGGCGAAACCGCGGTTAATGGTCACAGACCCTCCCTATGGCGTTGCCTACGAGGGTGGTCAGGTAAACACCAAGAAGCGCGAGCGATTGCAAAGCGATGATGTGCCTGATGTATTTGCGCCCGCGCTAGCGTGCGCTAAAGCCATCATGCCGGAGGGCGCATGGTATGTTTGGCACGCAGGTAAACACGCCGAGCCTGTCTATGCGTCTATCAGGCAATGCGGCTACGACATACGGGCGTTGATCGTGTGGCACAAATTGAAGGCGCACTATGGTGCTCCTAGTGCTCACTACTGCCAGAAGCATGAGCCTTGCCTATACGCGGTGAATGGGTCTGCGGGATTTGTTGGGCCGTCCAACGAGGTAACGGTTTGGGAGATTGACCAGCCGAGCCGAAACGAGTTTCACCCAACGCAGAAACCCGTGGAGTGCATGGCCCGCGCCATCCGAAACCATGACGCACCGCTGGTCTACGATCCCTTCCTAGGCTCCGGCACCACCCTCATCGCCGCCGAGCAACTGGGCCGCAAGTGCTACGGCATGGAAATCAGCCCCGCCTACTGCGATGTCATCGTGAAGCGGTGGGAAACCCTGACGGGCAAGAAAGCGCAGCGTGGCTAGGAAGCGCATCCAGTCCAAGCCGCCCGCGATAGCCCCCGTGGAGCCGCCTACGCCGCCGGAGGCCGTTCCGGTACTGGACGAGCCGCCGAACCGCCAACGGGCCGCGCTGCGGCTCCTACAGCGGGCCGTGACGCAGGGGTGGGAGATCCCGGAGGCCGTATGGCGGGCCGCGCCGGGTATCTGCGCCCGCATCCTTGCCAACGAGGGCGCGACCGCTCGTGACCGCCTACGAGCCGCCGAGGTGCTAGCGGCGATGGCACGCGACAAGGTGAACGCCGCTATCGCGCTCGACAAGATGGAGCGGCTGGACGATGGCGAGGCGACCGAGCGCGTGGTCATCAGCCCGGAAATCCAAGCCCGCGCCCGCGAGATCATCGCCCGGCGGCTCGGCAATGCGTGACCCTGACACGGACGCAATCCTTCAGGCGGCGCGGCTTTGCCCGGACATCTTCGCCGAACTGCTCGGCTTCAACCAGTCCGCGCTCCACGCCGAGATGCAGGCGCACCTGTCGAAGCACGGGGACGCGGCGATTGGGATGCCCCGAGGCCACGGGAAGAGCGTGCAGCTCGGCATTCGCCAAGCGTGGGAGATCGGCAACAACCCGGCCATCCGCATCAAGCACATCGGGCAGACGGTCGCGAAGGCGCAGGAACAGATCCGCATGGTCGTGCAGATCATGCGCTCGGATGTCTACCGAGCCGTCTTTCCCGACATCAAGATGCTGAAGCCCGACGCGGGCACGGACGGCAGTAACGAAATCGTGGTGAAGTCCAAGGCCATGCACCGCGACGCGACGATGCAGGCGGCGAACATCTTCGGGCGAGCGGGTGGCCGTTCCGACCTCCTCTGCGGGGACGATGTGTGCGACCTCCGAAACTCCGTCCTGATTCCCGCTGAGCGCGAGAAGGTGAAGGAGGCGTGGCGCAACAACTGGCTGCCGATGCGGGACTTCAGCGCGGGCAGGCCGCGTACATGGCGGCTCTTCACGCCGTACCACACCGATGACCTGACCTCCGAATGGAAGCGGCAGGCGCAGGAGGACGGATCGCTGTTCTGGCGACCATGCCGAGGCTTCGACAGCCCGTGGGCCGAGGTATTCACGCAGGAGGTGCTGACCGCGCAGCGGCGCGAGATGGGGCCGCTCGGCTACGCCCGCGCCTACGAACTCGTGCCCGTGTCGGACGATGCGCTGATCTTCCGGCCCGAGTGGATCGAAGCAGGGCTGTACCCCGTCGATCCGCCCGAAGCTGCTCGAGGCAATGGGCGCGTCATCGCGGCCATCGACTGGGCCTTCACCGAGAAGCGCGGCGAGCGCGGCGACTACAGCGTTTGCGTCATCGCCCTCATCGACCGGGAATCGAATGTGTGGGTGTTGGAGTGCCTTCGCGTCCAAGCCACCTTCCCCGAGTTCATGCGCCGTGCCGTTGATGCGTGCGAGCGGCTATCCGCGTCCCTGATCCTCGCCGAGGGCAACGGCCCGCAGGCGGGCCTCTGCCAACAACTCGCGACCGTCACCCGCATTCCGATCCAACGGCTGACCCGGACGAAGGACAAGGTGGTGCGGGCGAGCGAGGCGCAGCCGATGGTCGAGCAGGGCAGGCTCCGGCTGCGATGCAGAGCGGATGGCCGGATCGAACCGACGCAGGAGCCAATCCGAGACGAGATGGTCGCTTTCCCTGCTGCCGAACACGATGACACCGTGGATGCGGTGGTGGATCTCCTAGAACATGGTCGCACCCGCCGTTACGATCCACAAGCGAAACCGACCACTATCGCGAGCAACCGACCGAGGCTGTGGCGACTTTACGGAACCAACCCATGAACGAACCAATGAGCGAAGCAACGACCACGCAGGGCGCAGACATGGTGCGAGCCGCACCCGTGTTTCAGGCACTCGTCACCCCGGTGGAGATGCAGCGTTCCTATTATCTTTCCCTAAATAAAGTGCTCCGTCAGGGGTCGCTCGCGTTCCGCAAGGATCGGAACCTTCAGCGGCAGATGCGCTACGACCCCGACATCATGGGGCCGCTGCTCATGCTGCAACTCTCGGTGGCGTGCAGCGAATGGGCCGTGCAGTGCCCCGCTGACCTTCAGGGCGACGAGGACGCGACGGAGCAGGCCGCGTTCGTCGAGAAGCTGCTGAAGAACACGCCGCGATTCACCGACCTGATGCGGCACCTCCTCGACGCGCTCTGGTACGGGCGCAGCGCGGTGAACATGGTGTTCGGCAAGCACGGCGAGACGGTCTACCTCCGAGACTGGCTCCCGATCCACGGCGACAGCATCACGATGACCGAACTCGGGCAGCTCGGCCTGAAGGTTGGCCCGCGTTATTACACGCAGACCATCGGCGGCGCGGCCCCGGACACCGACAAGATCAACGGCACGGTGGTCGGTTGGGACAGCCGCGTCCTGCCGCTCGATGACGAGCAGCGCAGCACCATCGCGCTCCACACCTATCAGCCGCAGGGCGTGGACTTCGATGACCCATACGAGGCCGAGAACGCCTACCTCGGTCGAGGTATGCGCGACCTTGTGTGGTACTACTGGTCGCTCAAGCAGGCCGCGCTACAGAACTGGGCGACCTACATCGAGCGGTACAGCATGGGCATCCGAGTGGGCAACTATCCAGTCGGGAACGACGCTGCGAAGTCTGACATGGAAACCGCCATGCAGAACCTCCTCGGCGATGTCTCGGTGCTGATCCCGAAGAACGGCGACGGAACCGACGCGGGCTACGACATCAAGATCCTCGAGCCCAACGGCGGAAACGCCGAGGCTTTCGCAAAGATGGTGGAGTATCTTACCGAGAACATCAAGGAAGTGATCCTTGGTCAGACCGGAACATCGCAGGCGGTGACGAGTGGGCTAGGCAGTTCCATTGGCGACCAGCACGCGCAGACGCTGAACCGCCAGTTGACCTACATCGCAAACGCGCTGGGCGAAACCATCACGCGCGAAATCGTCACGCCGCTCTATCGGTTCAACTTTGGCGACGATGGAACGCCGCCGCAGTTCTCGTTCAGCGTGAGCAAGCCGAACCCCGACGAGTACATGAAGGCCATCGAGTCCTTCACGAAGTTGGGCGGTCGCGTGTCCGAGCGCGAGGCCCGGAAGGTGCTTGGACTGGCCGAGCCGGAGGACGATGAGGCTGTGCTTCAGGCTCCTGCCGAGGGCGGCATGGGCGGTATGCCCGGCCTCGATCTGCCGCCGATGGGGCCGGAGAGCGAGCCGGAAGGCGACGGGCCTACGCCGTTCGGCAAGGACAAGTTCGCGCTCTCGGATGTTGACCTGACCCCGACCGAGGAGATGGCGAGCGCGGCCCGTCGCGGCCTTGAGCTGCGGAAGAAGCACGGCAGGGGCGGCACGGAGGTAGGCGTGGCGCGTGCCCGCGACCTGTCGAACCGCAAGACGCTCTCGCCGTCCACCGTGCGCCGGATGAACTCCTACTTCGCCCGTCACGAGGTGGACAAGCAGGGCGAGGGATGGGGCGAGGACTCGGCGGGCTACATCGCGTGGCTGCTTTGGGGCGGCGACCCCGGCAAGGCGTGGGCGAAGCGGAAGGACAAGGAACTTGACCGCGCCGAGGGCAAGGACGCGAACGCCGCGAAGGACGATGCCGTGAGCCGCAAGATCGCGCTACTGCGCGACGAGGGCTACCCGCAGGATCAGGCCGTGGCTATCGCGCTCTCCATGAAGCGGCGCGGCGAACTGCACACGAAGAAGGGTCGCAAGACCACCGCCGCAAAGCGTGGCCGTAAGGCAAAGGCCAGTAAGCCCCGCCGCCGCAAGTGACCGAGTTCGACCGCATCTACAAGCGCGGGCTGCGCGAGGTCGCGCGGTGGTATCGCGCCGCCCTTGCCGCGCAGGTGCGCGAGGAGCCGGAGGACGCTGCCGAGGCGTGGGAGCGGTACGGCGAGGCGTTGGGCCAGGTGCTGACCCTGACCGTCCTAGCCGGGCAGGCGCGGGCCTACGCGGCCACGAAGGCGCAGGGGAACGAATGGGAGCCGGAGGAGTGGCCGGACGAGAAGCCGGACACCTTCGCGGATCGCGTTGCTAAGGTGGGATTCACGCCCGGCGTGTTTTGGGAAGCCCTGCGGGCCTTCCGGCGGCGCATCCCGCGCTCGTGGACGGAGACACGGCGCATCCGGCGCGAGATGCAGCGGCTCGCCGACCGCATCGCACGCACCGAGAGCCGAACGGCCCTACGCGACTTGACCAGGCGATTGGAGGCGTTGCGGGCCACGCTCGACGGCTCGTTCCGCGTCAAGGGCGCGACGGCGGCGCAGGCGAAGCGACTGAAAGAACTGATCGCCCGCAGCATCGAAACCAGCGCGATGCCGGCGGGTCTGAAGACGGGCGGGCTGTCAGGATTCATCCGGCGGGCGCAGGTCGAGGGCATCGTGGGGATGACCACGGCGCGGATGGAAACGGTCTACCGCACGAACACGGCGACCGCGTACAACGAGGCCACTGCCGAGGTGATGGACAAGCCTGCCGTGGCTTCATGGGCTCCCCTGCTGCGCTTGGTCGAGATCCACGACAGCCGGACGCGCGGCGCACCGGGCGGCGTGTACCGTCGAAAGGGCGACAGCCGGAACCCCGGCTCGCATTGGCAGATGGACGGCTACATTGCGACGGCTGCGGACTTCAAGCGGCAGGGGCTCGTGCCGCCCAACGGCTTCAACTGCCGAGGTGCGCTAACGCCCGTGACCTTTGACGAGGCCCGCGAGATGGGTTTCGTGCGCGAGGACGAAACGCTAGATCGGAAGGCACTTGCGCGATATAACGCAGCACGGCAGCGCATCATCGACAGAGGCGAGTACCCCGACCCCGGATTCAAGCGATGAACACAGAAGACAAGTTCTACTTCGGAAAGCCCGGCCAGCCCGAGCGGTTCGGCCTTGAGGATGCGTGTTGGGAGGGCTACGAGCCTGTCGGCACGAAGCAGAAGGACGGGCGCACCGTGCCGAACTGTGTGCCGATGAAGAACGCAGCGGGTGGCGAGGAGAAGTTTGCAAATGAATTGAAGGTGGGTGATCGTGTCCACGCAGGTCTAGCGACGGCTGGAGGTGCTGGATTCAGAGGACGAATCACTAAGATCGAAGATGGGTACGCATTTATTCAGTCCGAAACAACGGACAAATACGGCCCACAAACCTACAAGGCTCCACTACGGCTGGTGACAAAGATGTCCCGCCCCGGCCAGCCCGAGAAGTTCGACGCATCCAGCCTTGAGCGCGGCGCGTTTGCCGAGGCAAGCAAGTCGCCAATGCTCGGCAAGTTGCTCGCGGCGAAGGCGATGCCGGACGGCGGATGGCGGGCCGTGCAGGTCGGCAGCGACACGCTCGTGATTTCGTTTGAGGACGCAGACCTTGCCCGCGATTTCGGGCGGCGGGTCGCGTCGAAGGGCTACAGCGCAACCAGTCCCGTGGCTACCACCGGACGCTATTGGAATGTGGAGGTGAAGAATGGCAAGTGACATCGAATCCCGAGTAATGTCGCTGACGCGACGCTATGGCTTCAAGCCAACGCGCGTCATTGTGCGAGGAACACACGCCACGATTCTGTTTGAAAATCAGAAGGGCGAGGCGAGTCGATATGTCAGTCAACTCAAGCCCGCAATGAAGCAAATGGGCGTTCCGGAAAACGCGATGAAGTCGCGTGAGGTGTCGCATCCAGCCGAAGCGGGACTACCCGCCGAGGATGTTGGCGTGGTCGAAATTGACTTTAGCCGAATGCTGGAACGCGCCTCCCGCCCCGGCGCGAAGGACACGATGGCGCAGCCAAAGTTCAAGGTTGGCGATAAGGTTCGTAATACACACGGCGATGTGATTGGAATTGTGGCACAGATGTGGACGGACAACAACTCGGAACCCGTGTATCGACTTGTTGATGAAAGCAAGCTTGGTATCGGTCAGTTCAAGGAACGACACTTGCTTCGCGCCTCCCGCCCCGGCGTGAAGGACACGATGGCCGTCGAGGATCGCTTCTACTTCGGCAAGGAGCGGTTTGCGGAAAATGTCACCTACACCGTGGCATCTTTCATCGGCTCGCAGCCCGTGGGGCAACGAAGTGTGAAGTCTCTTGAGGAAGCAAAAACGCTCGCAAAGCAAATGCTTGCATCCGCAAAGGGGAGTGCGAAGGGTCAGCCCGTGGTTGTCGATGTCTACCCCGTTGTGAATTACGAGCCAAAGGATTCGATCTTGGCTCTCCGGGCATGACCATGCAAGCCTCCCACACCGTCGAGAACACCTCGGAAGGCAAGGTTCGCATCAAGAACCTTGAGTTGTTCATGGGCTTCGATCCGTCCATTGACTCGGACGAGGACGAGGCCATGCAGGCGTATGACAATGGCCGCGTGAAGGACATCGTTTCCCGCACGGGCAAGTTCATCTCGCGCGGCTCGCGCCCGAAGCTCGTCATCGAACACGAGAAGGACGGCAAGCCCACTCGGCCCGAGGCGGTCGGCGACATCACCAGCGTTCGCTACGAGGAGCGCAACGGCGTTGCCTATGTCGTGGGCGATGTCGAGATGCCGAAGGAGGCGTTCGATTCGCTGCTGGCGAGCAACGCCTACCCCCGCCGCAGTGCGGAAATCTGGAAGGACAACCATCTGTCGGAGGTGGCTCTGCTCGGGCGTGACACGCCGCGCAGGCCGCTGCCGGACACGAGGTTCACGAAGCATGGCTCGAAGGTGGTCTTCGAGCGGCCTATGGGAGTCGTGCGCGTTTCTATTGACTCCAAGGAAACTTTCGATGAAATTGGCGTGGGCGGAGGTCTGAACACCTTCATCCCGTCAGGAACCAAAGGAAAGAAAATGCCGAGCAAGATGAAGAAGCAGATGGAGCAGCATGACGAGGAGGCCAAGAAGGCTCTCGCCGCCGCCGCTACAGAGTGTGCCGCTGACGAGGATGAGGACGAGATGGCCGCAGAGGCCGACGCTGCCGCGATGGCTGCGGAGGGCGATGAGGCCGAGATGGCCTACGCCGCCGAGGACGCGGAGAAGTTCGAGGATGCCGTCCATGTGGACATCGGCTCCCACTCCGGCGAGGAGGAGGAGGAGGAGGAGGAGATGGGGGCCGCTTACGGCGGAAAGGCCAAGATGAGCAAGAGCAAGACGAGCGAGAAGGCTCTGTTCGCCCGCGTTCAGGAACTCGAGCGTCAGCTCCGACTGGAGCGGTTTGGCAAGGAAGTCGACGGCATGATCCGCGACGGCTACCGCTGCGGCAAGTTCCGCAACAGCATGGTCGAGGAACTGGCCGACAGCGGCAACCCCTCGGCGAAGATCGCGTTCTGGAAGGCCACGATGGCTCGCAACCCCATCAATGTGCCGACCGTCGCGCAGCACACCGTGACCGACGAGGGTCAGCCCTCAATGGACATCAAGGCCGCTACCGCGCGTGCGGTGCATGAGGCTGCGGGCGACCTCGCCAAGTTCAAGAGCCTGTTCGCAAAGTACAGCGGTCAGAAGACCGCCTGATCGAAAGGAAACAGACCAATGGGATCTTTCTCTGACACTCCGGCACTCATCGCGGGCGGCACGATTGCGCCGTTCCGCTTCGTCAAGGTTTCGACCGCTGCGGACGATACCGGCCTTCAGGCTGCGGAAGCGAACACCACGATTCTCGGCGTGAGCGACGGCAGCACCAATGGCCCGACGAGCGCGAACCACGCGGTGAGCGGCGATCCGATCACCCTTCAGGGCGGCGATGTCGTTCTCGTGCAGTGCAGCGGCAGCATCACGCGCGGCTCGCTGGTGGAGTCCGATGGGAACGGCAAGGCGCAGACCGCCACGACCACGACTGGCTCGCGTTTCCACGGCTATGTCGCCCTTCAGAGCGGTGCGGATGGACTCATCATCCGCGTTCAGAAGGTCAGCGGCTGGCGTTACTACCCGTGATCTGACAGCCAACCCCCAAACACAAGGAGCAATGACAAATGGCTGAATACGGAATTGGCGGTGGGCTGAACACCTTCATCCCCACCTTCTCGGCGGCGACTGGTCAGATTCAGGTCGAGTTCACCCGCTCGGTGAACCGCTTCCCGATCACCCAGTACGCGCAGATCGTGCCTGTGCAGCAGATGAGCGGCTACTACCTCCGCATCGACGAGGAGGAGACTGCTCGCGTGGTCAACACGCAGGATCTCCAGTGGCCGCTCGGCGAGGATCGCCCGACTGGCATCAACAGCGACCTCGACTGGACGCAGTGGACGGCGCAGCGGTTCCAGTCGTCTTTCGCCATCCCGCAGGAGACTGCGCGGCAGGCGCAGTGGGATGTCGTGGCTAGCCACGCTCGCATTGCTGCTGCCAAGATGATGACTCACCGTGCGTACCGCATGGCGAACCTCATCACGACCGCAGGCGTGTCGGCTGGTAGCGAGACGATCACGCAGCCGTGGACTACGGGTGTGAACTACTTTGCGAACACCACGGCTCTGACGGGTGGCGCGGTTCCCATCACCAGCAGCGGCGATAATGTTCAGACGATCATTCGTACCGCGATTGAGAAGATTGTTCAGAACACCGTTGGCGTGGTCGGCCCGCAGGACATCTACCTGATTGTCAACCCGACCACTGCGCGTCGTCTTGCAGGTAGCGAGGGCGTTCGCGATTACATCAAGAACACCCCGCACGCTCTGAACTTCCTGAAGGGTGACACGACCTTCGCCGCGTACGGCCTGCCGCAGAACCTCTTCGGCCTCGGCGGCGTGGTGGTGGATGACACGGTGCGCGTTTCGACCCGCAAGGGCGGCGCGAACACCCGTGGCTTCTTCTACGGGAGCGGAATGTACTTCGTCAGCCGTCCGGGTGGACTGGTCGGCAACGAAGGCCCGTCCTTCAGCACTTGCTCGGTCTTCGCCTACGAGGACATGACCGTGGAGACGCTGGAAGATCCGTGGAACCGCCGCATTCGTGGCAGCGTGACCGACAACAGCGCGGTGGTCATCACCGCTCCGCTGTCCGGCCTTGCTCTCGCGGACTGCACGACCTGACGCGGCCCTAACGGCAGCAACTAACGGGCCGCTCGGCTAACCACCGGGCGGCCCTCTTTCTTGGAGGATTGACCTATGCCGATGGCGCAACTCCTGTCGAACAGCAACTTCGCGCTCTATGCGGACGCTCGGCTGCTCGCTGAACTGGCATCTGACACGAACTCGGATGGCACCGTGGCCTCGTCCACGATCATCACGGAAGCTCTGCTCCGGGCCGGGGAGGAGGTCGCGAGCGCGGCCACCCGGTCGAACGCCTACACCGTGGCCGAGATTGAGACGCTTGGCACGGACGGGAACGGGATGCTGCGCGGCCTCGTGGCCGACTTGGCCCTCTGCTTCCTGTTTGAGCGGCGCGGCGGCGATGTGCCCGAGAGCATCAAGGCGAAAGCCATGCGAGCGAACGAGACGCTGAACGACCTTCGTGACGGGAAGCGAGTGTTCGCGGTGGATGTCAACCGTGGGGCCGGAACGGCCACGGTCGCCATCATTTCAAGCAGTACTCGCGGAAGCCTGTCGATGACCGCCGATTCGACCTTCTTCCCGACCCGTCGCACGCAGGCGTACTGATGGATCTTCGTGCGAGGCTCCTGAAGCGTCTACAAGCCTCCGAGGTCGCTCGCATCCTCGTGAAGCAGGCGCAGGCCCGAATCGACTCCCGAGGCGCGGATGTGGGCGGCTATGCGGCCCTGTGGGCCGACACGGCCACGGTGACCATCGGCAAGGGCAAGAAAAAGCGAACCATCGACCACTACCGCAAGGGCGGGGTGCCGCTCAAGGACACGGGCGACCTGTACCGCTCGCTGACCGCTGAAACGACCGCGACCGGGAGCGGCATTCGCATGACCTTGCAGGGCTCAATTATCGCTGCGTTCCATCAGCACGGCTTCAAGACGAGCGGGCCAAACTTCATCCCGTTCACCCGTGGCGCGGTGCGGCGTGACCCCAAGGCCATGAAGCGCGGCGAGTACGCGCTCGCTCGGAACGGCGTGACCGTGCCCGCCCGCCCGATCTTCGCCATGCCGCAAGCGGCCCGCCGAGAGGTGGCACGGGCTATCGCTCGCGCCCTCGGAGCGCGTTAGAGTATCCCATCGGAGGACTTCCATGCCCGTGATCCTGAATGTGACAGGCCCGCACAAGATCCTGTGGGGCAACGCCGGAACCACTCCGGCAACCGAACTCGGTCGAACTGATAACGACGATCTGTTCAGCATCGACATCGAGTACCAGTACAACGATGTTTTCACGAACGAGTTCGGCAACAACCCCGCCGATGCGATCCTGATGGGCGCACGGGCGTTCGTGAACTTCACGATGGTCACCTATGACCCTGACCAGTTGGCTTCGCTGCTTCAGCGGGTGGATGGTCAGAGCGGAAGCACGACGAACACCTTCTACTTCCCCAAGGTCGGATCGCTCGCCTACGACCCATCGGGTGCGCTTCTTGTCGCCCTGAAGGTCGATTCCGACATTACGAGCGCACCGCACTACACCGTGGATCGGTGTCGGCTCATCACCACGACGGTGAAGGACATCGGCAACAAGCCGACCCGAGCGGGTTTCAAGTTTGAGATCCTGCCGGGAACGACTGGTGCGAGCATCTACACGCGCTCGACCTCTTGACCGTAGGATGGCCGCATGAACAACGACGATTTCAACATCAGCGTCCAAGTCGGAGAGGTGCAGTTCCAGATCGACGGTCTGCTCGTCATGGCAGAGATCGCCCTGACGGGTACGCCGGAGCCGACGAACGCGCAGCTCATCGAAATTGTGAAGCGGTGCCTGCGCCCGAAGGATCAGGCAAGCGCGGTCACGGACGCGGAAGCCCTTGCCATCGGCCTGCGGGTCAGCATGAAGCTCCGCGACTTGGGAAAAGCACTCGCGCCGTAAGCCTCTTCATGGCTGTTTACGGCGTGTCACCTTATGCCATGCCGCCGGAGATTGCGATGGGTTGCATGATGAATATGCGAATGGTGCATGGATGGCGTGCGACCCCGCTGATGCTTGCCATCGGCACGGCGTTCGGCAGCAAGGAAGCCACGGCTGAATTGAACCGCTCGCTGTTCGCGACGGACACGAACGCCGCGCCCACGGCGCAGCAATTGATTCAGGAACTCAAGATGGGGATGCACCGATGACCGTCTCGCTCACCACGCTCTACAATCGCCTCGGCGGGCATTTTGGCATCGCCAAGACGCAGCTCGACGCGCGTGCGGGCATTGTCACCCGCGTGACCAACCTCGACGCGCAGTACACGGCGGCGACTCGGTATATGTACACGCCGCTGCTTCAGCGGTTCCTGTCGATCTACAACAGCACGGACGCAACCATCAGTGCGGCGGTGCAGGGCGGCGTGAAGACGCTGACGGAGATGGTCAACTCGGACAACGCGAACATCCCGAAGCAGACGCTTCCGGCCATGCGTGAACTGGTTCGCCAGATGCGGGCTGGCAGCACTTCGCTGCTTCAGAACACGGTGACGATTGGAGCCGTCTCTCGCACCGGAACCGGAACGGGAACCGTCGTGTTCAACACGAGCCCGTCGCAGATGTCGCGCATCGATACGCTTCAGTTCGAGTGCATCAGCGACACGACCACCGGATCGGTGGCGGGTAGCGAGGTGTTCCGCGTGACCGGAAGCACGCCCTACCCGAGCATTACAGACAGCCAATGGCCTGGGGGAACGGGGCTGAACACCACGATGGTGTCCTCGGATTACACGAATCAGAATCTCCTCACGAACGGTTCGTTCGAGAACTGGACGAGCAGTGCGCCCGATGGGTGGACGCTTTCGATGCCGACCAGTTACATCGCGCAATACACCGCGAACCCTCTGCGGAACTCGTCCGCGCTGTTGATTCAGAACAGCGCCGGGCCTGTAGTGATGACGCAGCAGATCGGAGGCACGACAGCCATCGGGCCGGGAAAGCGTGTGGTGTTCGGATTTTGGGCACGGCGAGTCGCTGGGACGGCGACGGCTGATGTCGAAATGGAATTGCAGACGAGCAGCGGAACGGGCTACGCGACCGTGACCGCGACCGCTGCTGCGATCAACGCGGCGGGATCGACATGGACGCTGTACTCCGGCTCCTATCAGCACGCGTGGACTGCGCCAGAGGAAACGGTGACCGTGTATCTCACCCGGAATGTCGATGCGGGCGTGACCGTTGCCGTGGACTGTATGTTCCTCTTCGCACCTCCGCAGCAGGGCACGAATGGGCAGTTCTTTCAGATCATCGGCGGCGGCACGGATTGGCGCATCGGTGACCGAATGACCGTAGCGATCACGAATGACTACGCCTCGTCGGTTCTGTCCTACACGGAGCGGTTCTTCGCGCCGTTCGCCAACGGCATCGAAGTTCCGACGAGCGGATCGCCCACGGTGAACAACTCGGTGATTCCGTGAGTGTGACGGCCTCCACGACGCTCGAGACCTTCTTCGCCGCCCTGTCGGCGCGGATCGTCGCACAGTTGCCTGCCACGCTTGCGGGCACGCGGGCGTTCGTGGTGGACAAACTGCGCCTCCAGTCGAGTGCCGCGCCGAGCATTCAGATCGAGCCGTTGAGTATTCAGACGATTGGCGAGCAGTCGAGCGTGAATGCGATGACGATGGAGTACAAGGTTCACGCCGTGGTCAAGGTCGAGTTCGACCTTGGCAAGCGCGAAACCAAGCGACTGCTCGGCGATGCGCCCGGAGTCGGCACCATGCCGCGCGGCGCGTTTCCATTGGCGGTCGCGGTTGCTTCGGGCATTTCAGGGTGGGCCATGACCAACGCCTCGTCCTCGGCGCAAGTGCTGCTTCGCGTCGAGGGCGGGGCGCACGACGATGTCGAAGGACTGGCGAGTGCATACGGGCAGTTCCGCACCATGCTGCGAGTGATGAACGATGGCTGAAGACCTCGGACACATCAAGATCGACTTCGGAAGCCTGTCGGGTGGCACGACCGGGCCGGAACCTACCGCGATGGGTGGCGGTATGGGTGGTCAGATGGAAACCGTTGGTGCTGCGATTGGAACAGCATTCGGCGGCCCGGCGGGAGCTGCGGTCGGAGCCGAAATTGGGAAGAAAGCAGTAGAAATAAAGGATGCACTCAAGAATGCGCTGCGGCAGGTTGTGGATGTCATCCAGCGTGCATATCAGTTCGTCAGTCAGGTGGCTTCGGAATTCCGCGAGCGCGGCAAGTACTCGCCCGAGGTCATGTTCGAGAATGTCGCCGGGAAGGTGCAGGCCATTCAGCAGCAAGTCCGCGAGGCGCAAGTTCTCGGGCCGCTCTACGCGATGGTGCTGCGGTGGTACCGCGAACTGATGCGCCTGCTCGAGCCGTGGAAGATGCTGTTTCAGGCGATTCTCGGATTGGTGGCGGGCGTGATCTTGGCGACCATGAACGCAATCCTCACGGAACTGAATAAGTCACTTCCCAAACTCATCGAGGTGCTGATCGGGGTACTCGATGTGCTGATCGAGTGGTCGGGGTATTTGGGAAAGGCATCACAAATCGCTACCACCTATCTTTTCACAGCAGGAGCAAATCTGATTCCATTGCCGGGCTCATCTGTTGTCGGCTACCTAATTGGTAACGCGGTGGGCCAAAAGGTTGGAGGCGTTATGACCGGAGTTCAGGCTCCGCTGGCGGCCATTTCTGGCGTGATGCAGAGCGTCTTGCAAGGCATCAATCAGATTGCAACAAACACCGCGCCGCAGGGCAACGGTGCCGACTGGGCGGCTTCGCAGCTCCGCGAGATCGCATCGATTTCGCCGCTGTACGGCATCACGGGTCAGCCCGCGTATGCCACGCCCGGCGGGCAGGCTCCGTTCTTCCGTCCTCCCGGCAGCACCTACCCATAAGGCGCGAGCATGGCAACGGTCACCTACAACGGCATCGCCATCACAAGCTGCAAGATCTCGCGGTTCGTCACCGAGAACGAGTTCGAGAGCAACAACCGAAACCGCACGGGCAAGAAGCACACGCTCGAGGGCGTGGGCATCTACAAGAACGCCTCGGCATTCAACACGGCCCTCGCCGACATTCGCAACACGCTGAATGTGCCGGGCAAGTTGCTGTCGATCAAGTTCGATGACAATGCCACGACGCTGAACCTCGCGACGGGCTCCGACGATAGCACGGTCGGCCTGACGAGCATTCGGGATGTCAGCAAGGGGCCACTGCCTTCGGTGAATGTCACCGAGATCACGGGCGGGTACACGGGCACCTTTGTCATCGGCTTCTCGTTCGTTTGGAATAACTGCAACAGCAGCCCGATTCAGCGTGCGGAAATCACGATCACGCACAACATCGATGAAGAGGGCGTGTCCACGATTGATCGGCGCGGCTATCTGACCGTGAGTGCGTCGAACTCTGGCACGGGCGGGCCATCATCGATTCCGGTGCAGGCGCAAACGGTGCCCACATCGACCAAGCCGTACAACAACATCACAGACCTTGCCGCAACGCCGACGAACTACTCGGCTAGTCCGAGCGACTATCGGCTCTTCGTGGCGGGCCTGACTCCGAAGGGGTTCAAGCGAACCAAGCAGGAGTTCTTTGTTGAGCCGGATCAGAGAACGCTCGTGTTTCATGTCACGGACACGCAAGTGGCTGCGAGTCTGCCATATCCCGCACTTTCGGGCGATGCCTCGTTCGACTACGAGCGCGGCCTTGACGGGAATGAGATGGGAACCAAGGTGTTCCGATGCACGCTGATCGGCCCGCCGATTGAGACCACGGATCTACAAACGACCGTGCCGGGAGCGACGGACTACCGAACGCTTCGCGCGGCCCTGTTCTTCCGCGCATTGGAGATCGCGCTCACGCGCATTCGCTTCATGCCGCCGAATCCTGACACGATTCGGACTTTCAAGATCAGCGAGCCGTCGCTGTTCAAGCGGAACGAGATCGTTCTGGAAATCACCGCGTGGGGCGTTCCCGTTGCAACGCCACAGAATGAGCCAATCGGATCTGTAGACCAGTGGCTCTACAAGTACCTCTTCTCGCACCCCAATCCCAACGGCGAGCGTCCGCTGTACTCGTCGCCCTACGGATTCTCGACCTACGGTGTGGGCTACTCGCCGAAGTTCAAGTTCGACCCCTGCACGCTGTCGAACACTTGGACGGAACTCGCAGGCACGACGCAGGCGACGGCGGTCACGGTAGACTCGTCTGATGTTCAGGCACAGAAGCTTCCAATCGACCTGAACGACAGGGGCGATGTCGCGCGTCCCCCGCAGGATGGAGAAACGCCCGACTCAATCCTCGAAGACGATGCGCCGGGCATCATCGCCTACCGCGCCTCGCAGAGCGTCAGCATGGACACCCGGTTCTCGCAGATGGAGACGATGGGCGGCGAGCATCAGTTCGCGTTTCAGATGTCGCTGCCGAAGGTGTTCATCGTTCAGACCGTCGAGATGAGCACGAAAGTGAAGGGCATGGCCGTTCCTTGGCCGCGCGTGGATGATCGCTACGCCGTCGTGTCGCAGGACATTCAGATGAACGACGGCCCGCCAGACGCAAGCGGAAACCGCATCATCGCGATCCGGGCGACCCGCCGCCTGCAAGTGTCGGTCGCCAACAGCGCACACCTCCGGCGGTACATCGGAGGCGAATCCGGCCCGAATCGCGCCGTGTGGATGCCCGAGACCCTGCAACTGCCGCGCAACCCGTACTCCGGCAGCGTCGAGGTCACGAACCAAGAGAACCGGAACGGCACAATCGCGCCGCAGGATTACCTTGACCCGAGCAGTACGGGTGCATGACCGTAGGATGCACGCATGGCAGGCATCTCCGGCTGGCTCGACAACGACACGGACTACACGCAGCTTCGCATCGTCAGGCGCAGCGAGGAACTCGACGCGCTGCTGCGGGCCAATGGCTACGACGCGGACGCGATCAATGTGGTGCAGAATCCGCTTGTAGGAGCTTGCGAGAGCGCACGCATCAGCGTCCTCGTGCATCCGATCAGCGACACCTTCGCGGGAACGACGAGCAATGCCATCGCGACCCTGAACGGGAACGAGCCGTTGAAGTGGACGCTGTACCTGTCGGAGCAGGGCGGCACAACGGAGCGCGGCCTCGTTCAGTTGCCCGCCGATGCCGCAAGCCTTCCGCAGCCGCAGCTCGCGATCATCAACAACCCCGGCATCCCGAATCCGATCCGGGACGAGAGCGTGAACCCACCGGAGGAGGCTGCGCCGCAGGCCGAGACCGCACCGCCAATCGTTCAGGATGTCCCGATGAACGAGCAGGAGCGCGACTATGGCGCGATGCGTCAGCCTGTAGGAGCCGAGATCCTCCGCTCGCGAGATGACATCTCGACCCGCAGAGCGGAAGCGATGTCCATGCTCTCGACGCTGACGGGCGGCACCAATGCCGTGGAAATGCCGCTCGGTGCGCCGCGCTCGATGGTGTTCGCGGGCCTGATCTGCACCAGTATCAAAGAACTGCGCCGCAGCGGTGCAGCCTCGTCTGCCGTGAACTTGAGCGGTCGCCCGCAGCAGAACGACACGCTGTTCGTTATGGAGTTGACCGATGTCCGTTCGATGCTGCGCGGCATTCGGTCGCTCGAGTTCCGGTCGGACTTGATCCATGACGGAATCACGAGCAGCGGCGCGATCACGGACAGCACGAACAACACGAATCAACAGCAGTACTACGGCGGCATGGCTCTCGGCTGCGTGAATATGCTCGCTGATCCGCCCGTCGCGTTCGAGGCGAACACCGTGGCCGCGACGGTCACCTACCCGCCTGCCGTTCTCGACTTCCCCGGCTTTGAAGATCCGTCCTATGTGCAGGGCGAAACGACGGCCCCCAGTTGGAAGGCATCGCTGCAAGTGCCGGGTCGGAACTGGACAAACACGGCGGCGGCTTTGACGCATATCCAACGGCCCTACAGCCGGGACGAGATCCTGCGTGCGTTAGCTGCTCAAGTGCTGTTCGCGACGAATGGCGTGCTGGGCTTGGATCTTGCGCTCTATGACGCGCAGCTCGGGAAGCCTGCGGGCGCGGCGGCCTTTGACGATGGCGACATCGTGAACCTCGATTTTCGCGGCATGACACTTGGGGAGGCGTTGGACATCGTCGCACAGCGGCATGGCTGCGTGTGGCTGTACGACGCTCGATCCCTGTCGCTCGTGCTGTCGCTCGCTCGAGCGCACGGAACGCAGACCGCAGGAACCGTCCCTAACCTTCCGAACTGGCTGTCCACCATGGCCGACTATCGCGTGGCGGGCTACATCAACACGATGACGCTCGACCTCCCGCAGACGGTGGTCGTGTCGCATGAGGCGTTCTACTGCTCCCGTCTCGGGCCGGAGCGCAGCGAGGCGTACAACATCCCGTGGATCGCGCCCTATGGATACGGTGCGGATAATGTCGCGCACACCTACGCGCACCTCGTGGACTGCCGAAGCCATGAGACCACGGATGGGGTCATCTCTACCCGGTTCGTCAACGGCCTGAACAGTCGAACGCCAACGCTGTGGCACACGGATGTGGCAGGCCCGACGCACACGACCGTCGAGATTCGCGATCACATCCCGGCCATGATCGGCCACAGCACGCCGAACGGATTGGTGCCTGCGTTCCTGCCGGGAACGAATCACAACGCCGCGACGGGCGGCTCGTTCGTGAATGGCCCGGAGTACTGGCTCTCTGTCGGTGGCCCGAAGGGATTGGGCAACACGAACACGCGCGTGGACAAGTACATCTCGCCCGATCCGGTCGTGGACTACGAGGTGCCGTGGAACTACACGAGCGGTCTGCTGCGTACCGCGATCAAGTCGCTCGACCCGAACACCGTCACGCCGACACCCACCGACGCGGGCATGGTGTTCGACTACAGCTTTGCCGAGCGATTCGACACGACGCTGAAGGGTCGCCGTGAACTTCTGAAGGCGCGTATGGACTACCTCCGACAGGTGTCGGATGGCGAGGCGGTGTTTACGCGGATGCCTGACCCGATGGCGCAGGGTCGCTTGTCGCAGATCACCCCGAGCGTGGGCTTGCAGTACGAGACGATCCGATTCGGCACCATCGGAATCCCGAGCGTCGAGTACCGCATTCGAGGCCACAACAACCACCCGCTCCTGTACCCGCAGGGCGCAAAGGTCGAAGCGCATACGAGCGGCGCAGGCGTGACGGCTGCAATGGTCAGCGGCGTGAAGCACACGAGCCTGCGGCGAACCGAGCGGTCAAATGTGGTGCGGATCTTCATGGCCCGCGTGATCGGCGTGCAGCAGGCGTTTACGGAAGATCCCACGACTGTCCTCGAGCAGCGTTTCTACATGAACCGCTACTTCTTCGTGGAGGCTGCGCCGGACGCGAACCCGTTCACAATGTACTGGTCGAGCGGCAGTGCGCTTGGCTACAAGGGCCTCTGCGCGGGCGTGGCGTTCAACCTCTACGAGCAGTGGTTCAACCCCAACCCGCAGACCGGAACGACCCTGCAATGGCCGCACAGCGTCGGCGGGATGCCTTTCAACTGGGACTTCGGCCCGGCGGGCGACGAGCCGATTCGTCGGCCCTACACGCCGAAGCTCGACATCGTTCCGGTGTATGAGGTGACGAACCGCCTCGGCTTCACCTCGTACTGGATCGCGGTGCAGCCGGATGTCGAAGTGCGCTGCGCCCCTGCCCCGGCGGGCGGCTTTGCGCCGTTGACCGCGCCGACTTGGCCCTACATGGGTGCGAGTGGTGCCGCGAAGGCTACGGATAGCGAACTCGCGGGTATCATCGAAACAGCATGAGCCAGCCCGTCCTCATCCGATTCGCGATCACAGATGTCGAGCAGGCCGTGGCTACGGGCCTTGAAGGGCAGGCGTTGTTCTTCAAGAGCCTTTACATCAGCAACAGCAGCAACAGCACGCACCATGTGTATGTCGGCATCGTGCGAGGCACGGCGCAGATGACGCACGGCGACTACATCCTGAACCATTACGACATCACGGGCTACGGATATGTGATGCTGTCCAACATCCTTGTCCCGGACGGCCATCAACTGCGTGCGTACTGCAGTAACGCGACGAGCTGTAGCCTCGTGGCCTCCGGTGTTGTCGGTGCATGAGCGCGGATCGAAACTGCTGCTGCGATGCCGATCCGTGCGATAACGGGCCGCTCGGGGCTTGCTGCACACGCGGCGACCTGAACACGCCTCCGGGCTGCGAACAGACAACGGAATGCGAATGCCGTCGCATCGGTGGTGCATGGCAGGGAGCAGCAACCACTTGTCCCGATTCGTGTCTCCGTTGCTACTGCTGTCGCAAGGTTGATACCTCCGGCGCGTTTGCATACATCGGCTACACGCAGTCGGCACACTTGTTCTCGCGTCCGGAATGTCAGCCCGGATATAGGGGTCTGTGGCTGAATGTGGCGGGGGCTTGTGCGAGCAGCGAGTGTAATGTGCCGTGCGACAGCAGGACTGGATCGTGCTGTACAGAATGCAACTGCACCGACAATGTGACGAAGTGCCAATGCATTGCACTGCGAGCCTCGCAAGGCTTGGTTCAAGACGGCGGATGGAGCGTTGGCACCAACTGCGGGACAAACTGTCTCGTATGCGCTTGCATCAACGGACAGGCGACGGATGTTCGTATTGGCTGTCCGAGTCTTGAGCAGCCCGGCGTGCGAGTGTTGGGCGCTGGCCCGTGCAGCACCTTCACCGACGCGCAGCGTTCGCAATGTGACACGGGGGGCGCGGGCGGCGGCGGTGGTGGTGTCGGCCCTCCGGTCATCCCGCCAGTCGGCCCTCGACCGGGCGGCAACAACACGCAGCCAAGTCCCTGTCAGCGACCGACAACCTACAACCCGACCTGCGTCATCAAGGTGTGGTTCGACATCGTGACGGAGCGCATTCAGACGGCCTCGAGCGTCGAAGAAACGGTCACCCTCGGCCCGCTGAACTTCTCGAACAACTACTGCGACACGCTCGCGTTGAACGCGCCGAGCTGCGCCGATGCGGGCAAGCGGTTGGGCGTGACGCGAATCGAAACTGACACCGACTGCTTTGGATCGAACACGGTCGAGACCTCTATCGACATCGCTTGCAATTCTGACGAGATCGTGGAGCGAATCACCGACACCTGTAACGGCGAGTCTCTGACCGTATCGAACGGAGTGCGGTGCTTCACGCAATCCCGAAACAGACTTTGCTGCGACAACAATATGTCGAAGATGACCATTCGCATTCCGCATACCGGGACGAAGAAGGACGGGGTGTGGCAGCCGGGCGATGTGCCCTCGTATACGATGGAACTTGACTACTCCACGAGCGTCTGCGTGGGGTACGACCGAGCGCATCGATCCTGCACACCATGACACCATTCAACGCGAACAGCCTCCGGGTGAAGTACTCCTACACGATGGCACGCGAGATCGCACTGGCGAGCGCGGCGATCAAGCAACGGCACTACGAGCAGCAACAGACCAACCCCGCGTACTGGGACGAGGATCGCGCTGCCATCGCGGCCGATGGCGTGGTGCCTGACGAGCGCACGGGAGTGGCGGTTCCGGTCATCTCATATGCCGTTCCGGCGGTGGAGTATGAGCGTGGGGAGCCTGATGCCGAGGCGTTCAATCGCGCCGAGCAGGAGAAGCGGGACGCGCAGGCCGCGCAGGAGCAGGCCGAGGCCGAGCGGGTCGAGCGCGAGGGCGCAGGCTTGTGGGACATGGTGAAGGCCGCGCCGAAGGCGATGGCCGCGCTCGTGACACCCGACAGCCCGATGGCGCAGCAGCGGCTTGCGATCTGCAAGGGCTGCGAGAACTGGACGGGCTCGAAGTGCCGCAAGTGCGGGTGCTTCACGGCCCTCAAGGTGCGCCTGCCGAGCGAGTCCTGCCCTATCGGAAAGTGGTCTGCGGTCAGTTAGGATGCCGCCATGCCAACGCTCTCGTCCGTCAATCTGACCAACTTCGCAACGCGACTCGGCAAGATTTTCGGGTACGCGAACGACATCAAGACCCGGATGTCCCCCCTGTACGGCGCAGACCTGTCGAGCCTGCTGACGCAGTTCGATGGCACGGACTACCGTTCGGCGGTCGCCCCGTTCACGGGCATGGACGCACCGATCACGGGCTTCCCGGCGAGGCTTGGGACGAGCCTGTACCCGATGCTCCAGTCGGCGGCGAACAACCTGATCCTGAACACCATCCGCGCCGAGGGGCAGCTCTACGACGGCACGCTGACCACGGCCTACAAGGGCTTGCGGGATTCGATGATCGCGCAGAGCGCGTCCTTCCGCTCGGTCGGCACGAGCAGCATCAGCACGACGATCACGGCGGGCAACCTCGGCAACGGCACCGTCCTTGCGCGGGCGTACCGCCCGGCCTCGACCGACTTCCTGCAGGAGATGTATGCCGAGACGATCACGGGCACCTGTGTCGCTCCCGGCAATGTGCTGAACTTTGGAGCGGCCTCGTTCCGGCTCGGCGGCGATGCGAACCGCGCCTACACGAACACCGAGTGGCCGGGTGGCAGTGGCACCGCCGCGACGATCACGGCCACGCCTGCCGCGATCAATAGCCCGACTGGCGAGCCGGGGAAGAGCATCATCGCGAACGGCGCGTTCGAGAACTGGTCTACGAACACTCCGGCGCAGTGGACGATCACCACCGGATCGGCGGGCTCGCAAGTGCTTCGGTCGAGCAGCCCGGCACGCGGTGACTATGCACTGTCCATCGTGGGCGACGGCTCGACGCTCACGAGCCTGCGGCAGCAGCTCGCCTACTCGAACAGCACGCCCGTGACGATTCAGCCGGACACGGACTACGCGCTGATTTGTTACGCGAAGAAAACGGCGAGCGGAACGACGGGTGTCGTGAAGATCGGCCTACGCAATTCTTCGAGCACCGTGCTGACGGGCAGCAGCGAGATCACGCTCGACCTGTCGAGTGTCACGACTTCCTACGCCGTGAGCAGCACGACCTTCAGCTTGGCGAAGAGCGCGATCCCGACCACGGTCTATCTCGACATCTACAGCAGTACGGCCATTGCGTCGGGCAACACGCTTGTGATCGATGAACTCGTTCTCGTGCCGATGGTTCGCGCCTACGCGGGTGGGCCGTCGTTCGTGATTTACCCCGGCATGACGGACTGGGCCGAGAACGACACCTTCTCGACGGCGGTCACAAGCACCACCAGCACGAACGGCAAGTTCATGGCGGGGTTCGCGCGGTTCGTCGGCCTCGAGCGGCAGGGCATCTATCTGCCCGTCTCGACCACGCCGACGCTCTCCGATTCGCTCGTGACTATCTGAACGACCGCCTGCGGATGCGGCGTGCCTTGCGGCGACCGCGCATGGGATCGTCCACGGTTCCACGCCGGGGCCGAAGCGCGTGCCGGATGCAGAGGAGGTTTCGTATCTCGTCCCCCCACAGCGCGTCGCCGTAGCGGGTCAGCTCAAGCATGGAGCGCAGCGCGTCTACGACGGCCTCGACATCGCCTGCGAGGTCGGGCATCTCGCGCTCGCGCAGGAGGTCGCCTACGGCCTCGAGTGCGCGGTAGAGGTCGGGGGGAGGTTTGGGTCGGGGCATCCTTGCCATGCGCGGTAGCCTAAACGAAAAGCCCCGGCAGCCGCGAGGGCCACCGGGGCGAGACACCTTCGCACGGGATGAATTGGGGGGCGACCCCGTGCGGGTGGATTGTAGCGGCCTAGCGCACTTGGCCGGGAAACACCTCAAAGATTTCGGCATCCGCGCTCCATCGAGCGACCCACGAACCGTCGCGCGAAAGCCAGTACTCGTTACCGTCGCTGTCCACGCGAGCGACGGCGTACATCACCTCGGAGGTGGGAACGCAGCCCCGGCCCCGAATGTCGCACTCCAGTTCGATGCTGTGCGCGATGATCGGCCCCCACGGCGAGTTCGCATCCTGCACCTCCTGCCGAAGCGATGCGAGCGTCTGAAGGTAGAGCGTGTGGACGGTTCCGAGATCGCCCTCGCCGTGCATGATCCAAGCGATGTGCGTGGCCGCGAGCGGTACGCGCGGCTCGTGCCACGGAATCTCGCGTGCCCGGTCGGCTCGGTGCATTGGGTGGCCGGGCAGCACGATCCGCGCCTGCGGCGGCGTGTTGCGGGTGAACAGGTGCCACAAGGTCGCGCCACAGATCAGCGCGACGAGGATCAGGAGTGCCTCAATCATCGGACACTCCCACCCGCGCTCGGATCGAATACAGCAGTTCGCGAGCCTGTAGGAGCAGCTCTTCGCTGACCGGGTGCGGCTTACCGTTGAGGGCGACCGCACCGTCTGCTTCGGCCTGCATCCTCACCACATGGGCCTGCGCGACTGGAAGCGCACGAGCGAGGATTCGAGCCATGATGCGCTCGTCCTCTGCCGCGTTGCGAATCGCCTCGCGTAGAGCTGCAATGGTCGAGGATGGCACGGCCTGATCGCCAGAACAGCATGGCACAATCGCCGGGACGGTTTCGATGATGTCGAGAGCTGTTTGGGCGGGTGTCATGGGATCAGCCATTCAAGATATCCGTGACTCCACGAGCCTACGAGGAACGCGGCCACGCCGAACAGGCCGAAGGCGAAGCCGAGGTAGAAGTCCACGAGGTCATGCTGTCGCTTCGCGCTCATTCGCGGCCCTCCGGGTAGAGGTCAGCGAACACCTCGCGGATCTCGCGGAACAGAGCGGAGCCCGCCAGTTCGGGTTCGATGGCATCGGCGATCTGCGCGGCGGTCGCCGCGTCCTCGCCCGTTTCGTTCATTGCGGTCAGGCGCATTCGGTTGCGGATGAACTTCGCCTCCGCGCGTGTCAGTCGGATCGTCAACATGGTGTCTCCTACTTCTGAAGTCGCGCTCGCTCGGCCTTCGGCAACGCGCCGAGGGCTTCGTCAAACGCCATCCAGTCCCCTGTAGTCCGGGCGGTGATTGCCGCCCGTATGACTGCACGCATTAGATCGGCTCGCCCGACCCTCGGACTTGAGAACAATCCGGGCGAATCGGCAAGAATGTAGATCGCGGCTTGGTTCCCGCTGCGCGTGCGGCGACGCTTCTCGGTGCGAACGATGAACCCCTTCGCCTCCAGTTCCGTGAACCGGGGCGAGGCGGTCTGGTGCGTCAGGCCGAGGATCGCAATGGCCTCGTCACAGGTCGCGCCGTGCGACCCGCTGCTGCGAACCAGGTCGAGGACGCGCTGTGCGAGTTCGCCGATGGACGGCGTGATCGCGTCGAACGCGAGGCGGCTCTCGTGGCGGTAGGTCATGGCTCCTCCCTGCGGAACGGATCAGGCTCCGGCTCGGGCTCCGGTTCCGGCAGGCCGTAGGGCTCCGGCGACTTCGGGCGCGGGAGGTCATCCTCGGGCATCAGCCAAAGTAGGCTCATCGCACGATCTCCTTGTGGTAGCCGTAGACGGAAAGGGCGGCACCAAGCTTCTGAAGCGCACTCGCGTGCAGGTACTTGACCTGCTCGTAGGTCATCCCCAACGCCTCTGCGCACTCCTCGAGCGTGAGGAGCGGCGCATCGGGTTGCAAGCGCATCTGGTGCGGCTGCTTATCTCTATCGCTCACCCACCGTTCAGCGAGGCGCATCCACCACCTCCAGTCGAAGATCGCTGCACAGTTTCACGAAGGTCGCGACGGCTGCGTCGTAGGCATCAACGGCATCCGAGACGCACTGCTCGGCGATGGCGAGCGACATTTGGAACTCACCGCGCTCGACCTGTTCCAAGCGCAGTTCCTCCGCGTTGAGGCGGTAGAGCGCGGCACCAACGCCGAACGCCGCCGTGAGCTGCGCGGGGGACATCCCGGCACGCTTGCAGAGCATTCCGGCGAGGAACTCCGGATCGAGGTCGCCCTCCAAGTGCTGCGCGATGGTGCGATTCATCGCGCACCTCCCTTCGCGGCGAGTCGAGCCTGATACGCCGCCTCGTCCACGGTCAGGTGTTGTGTCTGTCGGGTGTTCATGGGTGTCTCCTTGTCGCCCGCGTCCGGCGGGTTCGGGTGGTCGCCCCGACCACGCGGTCAAGTATGATCACATTTCGACCGATTGCAAGTCCATAGAACAAAGAATCTAGACAGAATGTGAAATATTCTATGGACTGTTGAATATGCAAGCCCGTATTTATTTGCACGAAATGTGGAAATATGGCTGAAGGGTTCTTGCGCTCAAGCCGATAGTAGGTAGAGTTCACCCGTCAGCCGGGGCGGCTGACGAGACACCCAAGCGAAAGGAAACAACAATGAAGACCGCAACCGTGATTCAAGGTGGCTACAAGACCGAGATTCGATGCACTACGATTTTGGGTCGTGCAGCGTGGTGGGTGATTGCCTGCGACTCGTACGGAAACGAAGAAGTTGTGTTCCGAACAGACTGCGAGGACGCAGCGCGAACCTATCGCAACCAGCGCGTGGAGGAGAACCGGGATTACACGGTGACACTTCATTGCAACATCATCGGATGGCTCTGACGGCTCCGGCCCCACCGCCCCTCCGGGGGCGGGACGGCCTGCACCGTTTGCAGGAGAAACGAGACACCATGACCAAGACCGAGACACTAGCGACCGCCCTTCTGGCGGCGCAACGCGCCCTCCCCAGCGTCGGGAAGGATTCGCAATTCAAGGGCGGAACCTACGGGTACGCCTACACCAGCAGCGAAACGATGATCGCGGCTTGCCGCGAGGTACTGCACGGTGCTGGGTTGACTCTGCGCCGCGCGGGATGGAAGTTCGATGGAACGCCGGAGGGCGGCGGGCTGGTCACAAGCCAGTTCATCTTGACCCACGCGGGTAGCGGCGAAAGCGTCACCGATGAGGTCGCGTGGGTCGCCGTGCCGCGCGGCCAGCAGCCAATCGACAAGGCGATGGCTGGTGCTTTGACCGCCAGCATGGGCTACTACCTGCGCGACTTGCTGCTCGTCCCGCGCGAGGACGAGAACGAAATGGATAAGCAGGATGATTCCAAGTACCAGCCCAAGCGGGCCACCCCGGCCCCGGCGCGGAGCAATTCCGCTACACCTACGGCCAACTCTAGCGGAAACGCTCCGGCACCCCGCCAGACCGCGCAGGATGCGCCACGGTCGATTCCGGCCCCGCAGGCGACCCAGACCCCGGCCAAGGCGCAGGAACCCGCCACGGCGGCTCCTAGCGCGTTTGGCGAGGTCATGGCATCCCGGCCCGCGAAGGACTGCTCATGGCGGCAGGGATTGAAGGTGGTCAAGGTCGGGCAGGGCAAGCCCACGGCGAAGGGCGGAAACCGCTGGCCGATCCTGTTCGACACCGGATCGGGCGAGCAATGGTGCTCGTGCTTCGATCAGGCTCTCATGCAGGCAGCGCAGGACGCGATGGGCGGCGACACCGTGGAAGCCTTCGTGCAGGAGGGCCAATACGGCTGGACGCTGTACGGCCTGCGGACTGCGGTACAATCGGAGCAGCCAGCGGCGGCGACCGTGCCAGCCGAGGACGAGATCCCGTTCTAAACCCCCGGAAGGCCGGGGAGGTTGACGCAAGTCCCTCCCCGGCTAGGGGTTATTGGGTATCTGAAGAATCCTAGAAGAAATCTATAAGAAAGCCTTGCGTCTGCGCCGATATGGGTTACAGTTCACCCATGCAAGCCGGGGCGGCTTGCGAGACACCCAACCGAAAGGACACCACAATGGCTAGCAACAAGTTTGAAATTGGAACCGTCTACACGAACCTTGAGCAGCGCAATACCCCGGCGTGCATTGTGGCCGGATGGAAGTGCATTGGTCGCAAGGTTACGGTGCGTAAGAATGCTCGCTGGAAGTCAACCAGCGAAATCATCACGGCGCGATTCGTGCGAGTTGACAAGGACGGCATTGAGTTTGGCAATGCGCTTTCTTTGCGTGTCGCAACCTCTTGGATGGAGTTTGAGAAAGTTCAATGGGGTCGTTTTTGCGCTTCGTTGCGTTTGGAATCCGTGAGCGTGATTGCAAAGGCGGCGGCGTGAGCCATCGAATCAAGGAGACCCAATGAGCGCAATTCAACGACTGTACGAGACAAGCAACGCGGCCCGCGAACTGGAAGCGATGCTCACCGAGAGCGAGGGCGAGTTGACCGCCGAGATGGAGGGCCACTTCGACATTCTTGCGCAGCAGGCGGAGAACCTGCCCGCAGCGATTGACGATGTGCTCTCGCTGGTCGCGGAGATCGAACACCGTGCGGCGGCTCGCAAGGCGGAGGCCGACAGGCTAAAGGCTCGCGCCAAGCGCGACGAGGCGGTAGCCGAGTGGTTCAAGGGCCAAGTGCTTCGTGCGATGCAGGCACAAGGCATCAAGAAACTTGAATGTTCGCGCTGGCGAGCCACGGCGGCGATGCCGGGAGGCAAGCCGAGCATGGAGATCGTGGACGCGATCCCAGAGGACTACTACCGCGAGGTGGTCACGCGCGAAATCGACAAGGACAAGATCCGCGCCGCGCTCGACGGTGGTACGGTTCTGCCCTTCGCGCGACTGGTTCCGAAGCAACCCTACCTGAAGGTTTCCTGATGTACGCCCCCAGTATCGTCGTTCCCGCTGTCGAGGCCGCGCTGAAGGCGCGAGGCTTCGAGTTCCCGCAACCCGGCTCCGGCATCGGCAAGGAAGCCGTCGCGGCGAGGCGACTCGCGTATGACGCGCTCCACACCTACACGAACGCTACGCCGTCAGGCATCGCGAAGCTGATCGGCTGCACCGCTCCCACCGCGCTCACGATGCAGCAAGCGGCGCATTCGTTCTACCGCTCGCCGAAGGACAGGCAAGCGTGGCTAGATGATGTCAAGGCGCAGATCGACCGCAGTACGGAACGCTTGCAATCCCTAGAGAATCAGGGATGATGGAAAGCGAAACGGCCCCCGTAGCGTGCGGGAGCCGTCTCTAACCGTAACCGCGCTGATAGAGAGCGCAGGAGGCTTCGAGTGAGTGTACAAACCGAGAGCGGCGCGATGGGTTTCATGCCGTTCTACTACCAACGCTTCGCGTGGTCTACGAGGGGGTGGCCCGCTGAAGCTGCGCTCGCGTATCTGTATCTGCTCTGCGAGCAGTACAGCAACGGCGGTCTAAATGCCGACCCGCAAGTGCTGGAGGAGATCGCGCCGGGAACGGTCGCGCATTGGGATCGCATCAAGCGCAAGTTCATCCTCGGCCCGGACGGGCTGCTTCGGAATCCCCGCTGCGAGGAGATCCGGGCAAAGAGCCTTGCGGCAGGCGACCGGAAGCGCAAGCAGGCTCGCAATGCCGCAGCAATGCGGTGGCATAGCGGACGCAATGCGGCAGCAATGCAGAACGATGCCATCGAAAACGAAAGCGATAACGAAATCGAAAGCGAGATCGGAACCGACAGCGAAAGCAAAGTCAGAGATACGCTCAACGGCTCCGCCGTCGAGCCCGTTTCACCGTCAGATGATCCGAGCCCGAACAGGCGAGCCACGATCCCGCAGGCCGCGCTCGACGCGCTGTGGCAGAGGTTCCCGCGCAAGGTGGGCAGGAAGAAGGCTATGACGCTGCTCGACAAGGCCGTGCGCGAGGTCATGGAGGACTTCGAGCATGACGAGCCGCACGATGCCCTCATCTGGATGGAGGAGCGGATCGACGCGCTCGCCAAGCAGCACAAGCTCACCGACCCGAAGTTCATCCCGCACCCGGCGACTTGGCTTGGGCAGGGCCGCTACCTTGACCCGGTGGAGACACCATGAGAGCCGAAACCGCAGCCACGATCCTCGAGTACTTTGGCGGCTCCTCGTGGGCCAAGCCGGATTCCAAGCGGTACGACGAGGCCGCGAAGGTGCTGGAGGAGTTCACGCACGAGGAGATCGCAGCCGCCTGCAAGTCCATGCGGCGCACACTCTCGCGCTCGCACGTGAAGCCCGAGGAACTGGTCGGAGAAATCAAGCGCAACAAGCGGCGCGAGGTAGTGCAGGCGCAGGCGTGGCGCGAGGGCATCAACCCGGCCGAGGTAGACCGCGACCGCGAGGACATGAAGCGGATGCTCATGCTCGCTACGCGCGAGGAGATCGCGGTAGGTGTCTCCTATGCGAGACAGGTCGGTGCGCTCGGCGGCGATCCGCTACCGGGCAAGGTCGAGGAGTGGAGTGCGTATGCCACCGGAATCGTTTGGGCAGCAATGGAACGGAAGGGAGTCTTCGCGTGACAAATCATCAACCGACAGACCAAGCGACTAGCACATGCAATCCCGCCTCAAGGTGATTCCATTGGAATTGACGGAAGCAAATCTTGTCGTATCGGCATGGCATCGCCATCACAAGCCGTGTCAGGGACACCGTTTCAGCATTGGAGTTGTTACTGAAGATGGGACAGTATGTGGCGCAGCAATCGTTGGTAGGCCAGTAGCGAGACTTGCTGGCCTGCCGCGAGAAGTCCTTGAAGTCACACGGCTAGTAACCAATGGGCAAGCAAATGCTTGCAGTGCACTGTACGCAGCTGCAGCACGCATTGGAAAAGAAATGGGTTATCTGCGAATCCAGACGTATGTGTTGGAAACAGAAAGCGGCATCAGTTTGAAAGCGAGCGGTTGGACTTATGAGGGTGCTGCTGGCGGAGGCCAATGGAAACACACGGATGGCAAGCAGCGAAGAACCGATCAGCCGACGTGTTTGAAAGGTCGATGGTCAAGAATTTTGAATAACAGTTACGCACCAATCGTTTTGCCTGAATTGTCCGATACAGAAGACAGTTTGTGGAGCACGACGTGACAAATCATCAACCGACAGATCCAGCGACCGACGAAACATCACAGGTCAAGATCCCGGCCACGCGACACGCGGTTGAGGCTGCGCTCTGGCGAGCATTGCGCGAGGCGCGGCGGGAGCGCGATGAGGCGAGGCGAAAAGTGTGCTGGTTGCTCCGGAGTTGGGTAAAGACGGAAAAGGATGTTGCATTAGAGCGAGGCTGGGACTGCTACAAGGAGGACGGCAAGTGAACGACACCAAAACACCACGCACCGACAAAGCAGAAGTAGAACTGTGGAGCGATGACGGTCTGCGGTCGGAGTTCATTGTTCTTTCAGATTTTGCCCGTGAACTGGAGCGCGAGATAGCCCGTCTCACCGCCGAGCGCGACGAGGCGAGGCGAATCGCCTGTTTGCAATCGTGCATGGGAGATGATGAACCGCGTGAATGGTCGCCTGAAGATTTTGCAAAGCAGCATGGATGGGATTGCTTCAGAGAGGATGGTAAATGAGCGAGGACATCATCGAAACTCTACGAAGAATTCAATGCAGCGATGCGGCGTGTGGAAATCTTAGAATTGCAATGGGATTGAAATTAGCAATCTATGAAATCGAACGCCTACGCGTCGAGCGCGACGAGGCGAGGGCTTTATCTGGACAAGCGATTTGGGATCGCACAAAATCAGACGAAGCAAATCAAGCGTGGATCATCGACCTACAGAAACGCTGCGACCAAGCGGTGCGCGAGCGCGACCTGCTCCGGCGCGAGGTATGCAGACACCGAGCGGCAGCAATCCAAGGCAAGCGGCCCGAGGACATCGCGGCGGCATTGCAATGGGACTGCTTCCGCGAATCGCCGCTGGATCGGCTCGCCAAGATGGATGCGGAGAACGGGCTATGAACGAACGCGACATTGTGGAACGGCTGGAAGGGCTATGGCAGGCTTACGGCTACGGCATCGCGCTGGAGGCCGCTGCGGAGATCAAGCGGCTTCGAGCGGAACTGGCGAAGCAGGACGGCAAGGCCGACGAATCGGAGGTCAACCGATGAGACCAGTCAGCAACGAAGACAAGCGAGCATGGTGCGAAGAGTTCGGCCCCAAGACGGAAGCGACCTTCTGCCGATGGGCTTTCCTGACGCTCGACATGCCCGTGGCGGTCAACCCCGCGAAGACCACCGATCCCTACACCTATGACCTGATCTACGACGGAAACCCGGCAGACCTCAAGACCGTCAGAACGCCGTTCTATCGCGCCCAAGCACTCTACAAGCTCGATCCCCAGTACACCGTCACATTCAACACGAAGGACGGGCAGCGGTATCGAAAACAGTACCCGGATATCCAAGTGCTGTTCGATGTCCTGTGGGGCGAAGGCATGAAGTATCAGCCCACACCAGACTCGCAGGCCGTGACAGTCGAACCGATGCGACTGGTCGCGGTCGGAACACTCGCACAAATCCGAAAGGCAATCGAAGACAGCGGATCGTGTCGGCACGAGTATCAAGCCCGAGCGTTCGATCAGTCGGGCAATGCGAAGGAATCGTGGCTGCTCGATGTCAGGAAGTTGACCGTTCTGCATCATTCCGATTGGCGGTAAGATGGTCTCGCATAAGGGACTAGGGATTCCTGCGCCATGACCCTGCCACACGAACGATTCCGAGCCATCGCCAAAACCCGGCACTTCCTCGCGGCACTTGTTGACCCCAAGCGCACGCCGGGGGTGCCGGGTGAACTCCGGGCCGAGGCGCGGCGACTCCTGAAGCACTACCCCACGCAGTACGACCTAGACGAAGCACGCGCGGGCCTGAAGCTCGCGGCACAGGTGTTCGCCGCCGTCGAGCCGTTGCCGAGGCGCAAGTTCAGACCACGAGAGGACGACCAGTAGGCGAGGAGGTTCACGATGGGAGACGAGCCACGGACGGCGCGATCCCTTCCACCGGATGATGGCGACGGCCACAATGCACCCGTGGCCGAGTCGCTCACCGTCACGGTCGGCACCCCTGCTCGGACGCTCTCGCCGAACGCGCGGTGCCATTGGGCCGTGAAGTTCAAGGCCGTGAAGCGTGCGCGAACGGAGGCGTGGGCTGCGGCACAGGTCGCCATGTACGAGGCCGATGTCAAAGGTGGGTGGAAGGACGCGACCTGTGAGGTGCATTGGTTCGCTCGAGACGCTCGCCGCCGCGACAAGGACAACTGCCTGGCGAGCCTCAAGGCCGTGTTCGACGGTCTCGTAGACGCGGGCCTGCTCCGCGATGACAACGCCCTGACGCACCTTCCGCTCGTGATACTCGTGGACGCGAAGAACCCGCGCGTCGAACTCCTCCTGAACGAGGTGCGATGATGACCCGACGCTGCGACAAGGAACGCATCCGCGAGGAGCTGAAGGATCACTACTGGCGCGAAGGCATCACGCCGGGCACGCAATGGACGGTCGAGAAACTCGCCCGCAACATCCACCGGGTGACGATGCTGTGCGACACGCCGCACGAGTTCGAATGGCATTGCCTCCTCTCGTCAGATCGGCACCACGACCACGCCAAGACCGACCACGAACTCGAGCGCAAGCACCTCGACGAGATCGTGCGCCGGAAGGGCGGCATCATCGACTGCGGCGACCTGTTCTGCGCCATGCAGGGCAAGTGGGATCCTCGAGCAGACCGCAGCGCGTTGCGAGATGAGTACCAGTGCGGCGACTACCTCGACGCGCTCGTTCGCGAGGCGATCAAGTTCTACGGCGGCAAGTACGCGGATCGGTGGGTGGCGATCCTCCGTGGAAATCACGAAACAGCCATAACTCGCCGACATGAATCCGACCTCACCGAGAGGCTCTGCGCGGGGTTGAGCGCGGCGGGCCCGTGCCCGGTCTACAGCAGCGGCTACGGCGGGTGGATCCTGTTCCGGCTCGTCTCGAGGAACGGAGGCTCGTACTCGTTCAAGTGCAAGGCGTTTCACGGTTCCGGCGGGGCATCACCGATGAGCCACGGAAGCCTCGCGGTTCGTCGGGATGCCGCCATCTACCCCGATGCGAACCTCGTCATCAACGGCCACACGCACACGCACTACATCGTTCCAATCGCGCAGGAGCGCGTGCGGCAGTTCATGGGCCGAGCCGAGGTCGTACTCGATGAGCAGATCCATGTCCGCATCGGTTCGTACAAGCGGTCGCACTCGGACGGCTTCGGCGGTTGGGAACTGGAGAAGGGACTGCCGCCCAAGCCAGTCGGCGCGGTGTGGATGCGCCTGCACATCGCCGGGACGCAGAAGGACTACAGACTCGCCGCCGAGGTGACCCGTGCGACTTGAAACGCGAGCCACGATCAACGGGCGGCGGTGGCGCGTCCGCATGGTCAAGGCGCGCGAGCTGCCCAAGGATCGCGACGGCGACTGCGACCACCCGCCGGGGCCACACCCCACCATCCGAATCCGGCGCAACCTCCGAGCGCAACGGCTCCTCGAGGTCACCGTCCACGAGACCCTCCACGCGGCGATCCCTTCGCTTGCGGAGGAAACCGTGACCGACGCGGCGGCGGTGGTGGCCCGTGTCCTTTTCTCTTTGGCATGGCGACGGCACCCGCTACCATCCCGTCCAAAGGCCAAGACATGACCACCTCGGACGAAGTGAAGATCGGCAAGCAGATCAACCTCCAAACCGTGTTCGCGGGCTTGCAGACCGTAGTGCTGCTCGGCTCGGTCGCGGGCGTGTTCCTCACCATCGGTCGCCGAGACGCGACCCTCGACGGTCAGGGCGAGCGCATCAAGGAACTGGCGACGATCACCTCCGACCTCGTGAAGGCCGTGTCCACCCTCTCCGCGAGCGACCGCGAGTTCGGCGCACGCATCGACAGCATTCAACTGCGGCTCGACCGCCTCGAAAGGAAGCCCTGACCATGAGCGTTTTTCCTGCCCAAACCTTCAAGGAAACCACCGTTCCGGGCGAGACCTCGCGTCTCGCGACGCTCTCAAACCACGGATCGGCCCTCTACCTGATTCACAAGGATGTCACGAAGACGCTTGAAGAGCCGAACACCATCAACGAGATTCTGACGGGATCGGAAGCCGATGCACAGTACTCCGTGGTGCTTGATGTTCCCGGATGGGCGCGTGGTTTCATCCCGTACTCGGTGCTGAACTACACGGTGTCCGCCGCAACCGATGCTTTTGCGACCGCTAATCTTCAGGTCGTTGGTGCTAGCACAAACCCGCTGCGATTCATCTTCGCGGGTCGTATTCCGAATGCGCCATCGGAATACACCTACAACCCAAGCACGGCCTCGATGACAAGCGCCGTGTCTCCTAGCACTTACGGATACTGGTGCGCTCTTGGCGCGTGGCGACTCGCTGCAAACACAGGCGGAGGTGCAGGCAACATTTTCAACTACTACAGCGACAACTCGGCAGCGTGTCCGTCAAACTACGGAATCGCTACCGCGAGCGACAATGGACTGGCGCGAACCTCCATCGCTTCTCTTTTGCGAGGATCTTCTACGGCTCCGGTGTTTGAAACCCTAAACGGGCACTCGCAGTACGGTGGAAGCCTCTCGGGCTCGAACCCGCATCCACTTGGCACCAACGACAGTCCGTACATCGCACTCTGTGGCGTTGACAAGCTGACCTGCTTCGCGGCCCTCGGTACTGCGGCTCCGACCGTAACGCCATCAATCACCATGTCCACAGGCACCGCATCGAACATCAGTGTCGGCCTCGCGGTGCGCTTCGTCTCGTGACTCGCATCCTCGCCTGCCTGCTCCTCGTCGGCTGCTCGGCTAGTGAACGCATCGCCACCGAGGCCAACGGCATCGGCGAGCGAGCGAACACGATCCACCGCCTCGCGTTGCGGATCGGCGAGCAGTCCGATCAGCCCGAGGTGGTCGCTGACGCGGCGACGATTGCCACGGAGGCCGTAGCCATCGGCAAGGGCACGCAGGCGATCCACACGGCCCTGCCGGGGGTCGTAGACCGCGAGCCGTGGTGGTCAAGCCTGATCCGGTGGGTCGCCATCGCGGCGGCGGGCGCGGCCCTCGTGTGGCTCGTCCACGCCACGGGCATCGGGACGGCGATCCGGGTCGCTATCGGGTGGATACCACGCAGGAAGGTCGCCGAGGCAGAACTGGCCGTCGCGGCTTTGGACGAGACCAAGCCCGAGGGGCTGCGCGAGGTCATCGCGGCCCGTCGAGCAGCCGACCGCGAGTTCGACGCGGCGTGGCGCAAAGCGAACGCGGAGTCGGTACAATCTCCCGCGAAAGGAGTCTGAACCATGATGACGCTTGCGAGCCTTGAGAGTCTGATCGGCAGCGTGTGGGGTGCGGTCGCTGCCTTCGCCATCGGCTACATCGGCGGGCATCTCGTCCCGCTGTCGAAGATCGCGGGATGGATTCCCGGCAAGAAGGACTGACGGACAAGGGGAACTGTTCGAGCTGCCGCCTCGGCCTCGCGCCGGGGCGGTAGCATTTATGCCATGCAGACGCAGCGCGTGAAAATCGAAACCTTGACGCTCGACCCGGCCAATGTCCGGCGGCATCCCGCCAAGAACCTCGATTCGATCAAGGCGAGCCTGACACGGTTCGGGCAGCAACGGCCCGTCCTCGTCAATGCGAAGGGCATCATCATCGCGGGGAACGGAACGGTGATGGCCGCGAAGGCGTTGGGGTGGGATCACATCAACATCGTGCGGACGGAGTTGGAGGGCAGCGAGGCGACCGCCTACGCCATCGCGGACAACCGCACGGCTGAACTGGCCGAGTGGGACGAGGAAGCCTTGGCGCAGCAGTTGGCCGCGTTGCAGATTGAGGACGAGGAACTAGCGAAGGCTGCTGGCTTCACGGATGCCGAGATTCAGGCGTTGGAG